TTTGTTCAGGAAGGTTTGTTGATTCAAACCAACGAACTCCCTCAAAAAGAAATCCGGTAGGCATCACTGGCTGTCCAGCTACGAAACCGGCTTGACCATAAGCAGGACCCATACCTTGGAAGAAGGTAGCGTTAGGTGCTTGGTTAGGCTGCATCGGATTGATCATACCTTGGCCAGGATACTTAGCGATCTCTCTGAAATCGGTGTCCTGACGCAGATGCATCATTGCAGTAGGGTCGCAGATGCAACGGTAGTAACCATCTGAGAATGTTGGGACATTACGCTTGCGCATATCCTTAACAACTTCCAGCAAGTCAGTTTTTACTGTGAACTTAGCGTCTTCACCAGTATCATATGTTACACCAAGGGTGCCGCCTGTACCTCCTTTGGTTTTATCCAAAGGCAGATAGTATCCGCCACGCTCTTCAGAAGCTTGACTTCCATCATCAGCTTTCATGAGTTCGTTGGCGAACACACGGTCCCTCCAACGGCGGTAATCATCAAGTAGCGTAAGGCTACCAATTGACTGGTGGAATACATTCAGGTTGCCGGTATCAAGCAGCAGACGCTGAGCGGTGATGAGGGTTTCACGTGCGACTTTAAATGTAGAAGGCTGTGCAGTGTCGCGGGTGTCTGCAGGTCCAGTGTACTCACGAAGAGTGACAAGAACCTTATCCTTCACGATGTTTCGTGCCGAAGCTGTTCCAAGTGTTTGATCAGCTGTACGCTCACGGCTCTCTTTAGTGCCGGGCTTGCCCCAGAAACGGTAACGATCGAGTTGAACAGTTTGACCGGGTTGCTTACTAAAGTCGTGAACAACCACTGGCTCAACTGCCATCTCAATGATGTATGCCGGGTGGGGGCGGTACAGTTCTGCACCTAGAAGCTTCGGAAAATCATTATCAATCCACATGGACTGAATCTCCTAAGCTAAATGTTCTATATGAGCATTTATTCGCTCACATACTTAAATATTACTAACTAAACTAAGGGTATAGTTAGTCTTCCCGAATATTCATGGAACATTTTATTGATACTACAGAATGGATACCTATACATACTTTGCCAGGATTTGAATGCTGTATTGAATATTACGTCAATCGAGAAGGGAAAATTAAAAGTACAAAAGGAAATGTCGAAAGATTGCTGAAATATAAATTCCACAAAGCTGGCTACCCTATGGTTACTCTTACACAACGTATAGGTAGACAGAAACCTAAATATGTTTGTGTACACAAATTAGTAGCTTTGGCATTCCTTGATCCTCCTCCAACTCCCCTTGGTGCTACTAAAGGTTGTACAGTTATTCAGCATATTGATAAAAATAAAACCAATTGTCATATCAATAACCTTAAGTGGGTGAAACGTAATGAACAAAAAATGATTTAGAATAGATAGAAGTATTCAAGAAAAAGCAATGGCTGATAGTCTTCTATTAAAAGGTGAGGGTGGTATCTCTAAACATACTGGAACTGAGATGACCCTTGTTACAAGCCGGGGCGGGCGGGTTACTAAACTTCCTAGATGGTATTCCAGAGGAGGTCCTGTTCAATATATTAATTGTGTTGTTCTTAGAGTTAAAATAGCTGGTAATCAGCTAATAAAACTTGTTATACCTGTAAATAAAGAAACTCAACTTACAGTTAAGCATGATGGTGAAGGTAATTTCACGTTTAGTGGATATCACCATATTACAAGAGCTGCAGTATTTCCAGAAGACTCTTACTCTCCTGATGATCTAATTACTGAATATCAATTTCCAAAAATCTCTGCTGGTTCAGTACTAACACGTACTCTTGGAAAGCTCCCATCAGCTCCTGTAGCTCCGAAAAAAGTAGAAACTAAAGAAGTTAAAAAACCTAACACTAAATTTGAAGTTAAGGTTGATACAACATCTAAAAAGGACTGACTGTTCTAAGTAAATCCTTTTGATTGTTTAGAGTTTGATTTCACAGACTTAAGTAAAGATCTTTTAGCCTCTCTGGAATCTGCTCTTGCTTTTGTACGAGCAGAGGGGCTACTGTCTGTTTTATTAAGATTATTGTCAATCCTATCCTTTATTCCTTCCTTTGATCTCTGAACATTCTTATTGTCAGATGAAAATGAAGCTCTCTGTCTAGCCATAATAATCTACACTTTATTTTATTCTACCTAGCCATATAATCAAGCTCACTACTTGAAAGTTTTCTAGCAGATTTAATCTCATTTGTTACTGAACATCTGACATTGTAAGGTAGTCTACGTGTATTCCTAGCATGAAAGCCTATATAAAAGCTATCCTGTAATCCCACATACATTGTGTCGTGAGGATGCTCTTCTTTTTTTTGAGTATAAAGCCGAGTATCCAACCAATCATCTAAATAGATATTATTAGTTTTTAAGTTTTCAAGTGAAATTTTTATTACACCATCAATAAAATTAGGAATTGCTGCAGTAAAATTTGATGAATAGTATTCATTTACTTGATCTTCAGTATCTTCGGTTGTATCATAAACTCCTCCCTCATATGTATTTAATGTAACTTCATTAATTATAGAGAAAGATAGAATTGTCCAGTACTCTTCTTCTATATAATTATTTCCGCTATCAATTATATTCAAATCATATCTTACAAAATAGTTTTCAGGTCCCATTAATCCAACGGAATCTGAATAAGTTGTTACGGATCCAGCCGTACTAACCTTCTCTATAGCTGGTGAATTAATTGTTGTTCCATTTGAATAATTTAAAGATTTACTAGCACTTAAATTCTCTGATGAAGTATTATCACTTCCTCCATACTTTAGATATGTCTGAAGTATTTGATCGCTTACATTCATTGCTTTAATGTAACTTACTATCTCTATTGTAGATTACCGGTAATCTTCTACTTCATTACTTTTACTTTTTAGCACTCTCAAAGCTTTGGTTTCAAGAGTTCGTACCCTATCTCTACTCATATTTAAGATTTGACCGATTGCAGTCATTGACATTGGCTCTAGTACATCCTCACCAATACCATATCTCATACAAATAACTGCGGCTTGCATATCAGGCAGATCTATTATTAAATCCTGTATATGCTCTTTAATACAGCTTTTCTCTAAAAGTATTTCTGGTGATTGACTTTCATCTTCTAGTAAATCGATTAAACATGTATCACGATTCTCTCCGATCTTAATTTCCAATGAAGTCGGTTGTCTTGCCTTACACATCAAATCCTTTATTTCATCTACGGTTAAATCAAGTTCTTCTGCTAATTGAAACACATCTGGCATCCTGCCATTTAACTGTGAAAGCTCACGTTGTGCTTTCTTTAGTCGATTCAAATTTTCAGTGACATGGATGGGTAATCGTATAGCTCTGGATTTCTCCGCAATCGCTCTGGTGATCCCTTGACGAATCCACCAATAAGCATAGGTACTGAACTTATAACCGCGACCAGGATCAAACTTCTCCACACCACGGACGAGACCGATTGTTCCTTCTTGAATAATGTCGAGCAACTCCATATTCCGCTTGGTATACTTCTTCGCAACTGAGACCACCAGACGGAGGTTTGCTGTAACCATTCTTTCTTTTGCTTTGGTTCCTTCACGTAATTCACGGCGTAAGTCTTTATAATCTATGCATAGCTCTTCAGCTAGCTCTTTGTCTGTCAATTTGACGCCATTACAAGATTCGCAAATATCTCTTGTTCCTTCTAGTTCCATCATTCTCTGTACTTGGCGACCTAAGAGGATTTCCTCATCATGCGCAAGCAAAGGTACACGTCCGATATCCCGTAAATAAGAACGAACGGAATCCCCTGATGCTTTAGGTTGCGGCATATTCTACTTGCTTCGTATACTTACTCTAGCACCCTAAAGTATATTTATGCAATCCATTGCTGCACCTTCAGGATTACATCCCATGTCAACTACATCCCCTACACATCTAGCAAATCTAAGACTCTCCTTTGGCTCCGCCTCTCTACCTTCCATTGCTTCTACAGCCATAGCTTGGGCAGCATGATCTTCAAATCCCTTGGACTTATAGTTTTCATACATACGTGTATATTTCTCAACTGAGGTGTCTACATCAGTTCCATGTTGAAACATTTCAGCTGTAATTTGATTAGCAGCCTGATCTGGTACACCATCTGATTTTAGATGTTTCCAGATTGTCTGAAACATTTCTGGATCTTCAGTAATCTTCCCTGCTAAACGCACGACAAAATCTTCTTACATCTATACTTATTGTAGTAAATTACTAATTACTTTGATTCTTAATGTAGTCCAAACGTTTTTCTAACTGTCTGGGATCTGCATCTTTAAATGGACCTTCACCTTTCATAGCTGCAATTATAAAATCATGTTCTGAATAGGCTGATCCACCACCCGTTGTTGCGAGGTTCTTGTCATAATATCGTTCTTTTCTAGGACCCTGAAAATAATAATCAGGGATCCTTGCCATTCTTTGTTTAGCCATACTGGCCAACCTGGCCTGCATAGTCGCCAAGATCAGGGCTCTGCCCCAGACGCATGGCTTTTTGTGTAGATACCTGACGCAGCATACCTGGGAGATTACCATCTTGCATTTCAGCATTCAAACGCATACTTGCATTTCCACCACCATTAGCGACTAGAAGCTCAGCAACCATACGATCTTTAGCAGTCTGTGCTTGCTGCTGTGCATTTGACATTTCAGTATACTTTAAATTCATGCCACGTACAGCATCTGCAGAACGTTGGAACTGAGCTGTCTGCATGTTTTGCTGCATATTCTGCTGTTGCATTAGAGCATTTTCCATCCCTTGAGGGTTCACAAAGGGCTTGGACATTACACCACCGTCTCCCATCTGCTCCATAGGAGGAGACAGTTCATTCAACATACCTGAATTACCTCTACTAGCAGTAGATTGATCCAGTGCTATTCTTGCTGGAGCAGGGCTATACGGACGAATTGATTGAGCCATTTTAAATACTATTACTGTTAATACTATTGTAGGGGGAATAAACCCCCTACTTTATATCAAGTGTCCTGAACGAGGAGCTTACTTTGGAGTGCACCTTGAGGAGCAGAAGACAGATACTGCCATGCTTGCTCTGGACTGGAATCCATCATTTCAGAGAAGGAGCCCCAGAAGTTCTGGGTATTCTGCTGAGCTTGACGACCTGGAGTAGGCATATCCATTTGAGGACGTTGGAAGTTCTGTGGAACTCCACGCTGTTCCTGTGCTCGGATTTCAGCTTCAAAGTTCATACGAGCTTGAGCTTCTTCACGTGCATAAGTTTCATCAGGAGTTTCGGTAGGATATGGACCTTGTGGACCAAAGAAACCGTTCACATAATCAGCCAGTACATCAGGGTTGGTGAGCATGAGATTCATTGCTGCACGCTCTTCACCAGCAACCTCAAGCATGAGATTCTGGGTGTTACCACGATCAACTTGCTCAATCAGCGCATCTTCCACTGCACATGCATAGTTGTTCAGAAGTGCAGGGGCTTCAGCTCCGAAGTGCTGAAGGACTTCAAGACTTTCGTCGCTTACCTGGCTTAGATACGCGTCCTGTGTTTGTACCTGACTTTGTGCGTGGGCTATTCCCTGCTGCTGGGCGTTGTGCACCAGCGCCTGCACCTGCTCCTGCGAGAAGGCTTGGGTTGAAGCTTGGGGATTGTAAGTCTGATTGCCCGAATGGTAACTGGGGGCTTGCTGTTGCATTGGCGAACCCCAGCTGGCTTGGGAAGCCGCCTGCGGAGTTGGGGTCTGATACGCCGAGTATTGAACCGGGGCCGGGGAGAGGTTGGGTGTATTCAGGCTTTGGCTGAGCGCCTGGAACGCGTCCTGCCATGGATTGCCCGCCGCTGCCGGAGCCGAAGCTTGCTGGGCCGGAGCCTGCTGGTAAGTTGGTGCCTGGGGTGTTGCCTGCGGTTGGTAGGTTGGAGCCGACACCTGGGAGGGTGATGGTTGGCTCATCACGGATGGGGCGACCGAGCTTGGCACGGATGCGGTCGGCATCGCTGAGGGTGCTTGGGCTGGTGCCATCGCTTGAGGACTTGTAACTTCCACTGTAACTTAACTCCTTACGTAAAAACTCTAATGATCGATATAGGAATCCTGTGATATCAAGATTCGGGTCAGACGCAAGAGGTAACTCTGGAGTCTGTGGGTGAGGCAACTGATAAAGTTGACCAAGTAAACTGATAAAGCTGTTTAAAGACTGTTGGGTTTGTTGAACCATCCTAAATGGATATCCTGATAGCATTGAAGCTCTTTCTTCTTCGGTCTTACCTGGGAACAGGTATTGCAAAGCTTGAATAGAATCAACGCCAAGTTCTTGTAAATTACGAACGACAATACTGTTATTGAGGATGTCGTCTGAGCTTTCTTCAAAAACTTCGCCTTGCCAACGCCAAGCAACTTTCGTGCTGCCGTCAGGGATAAGTCCAACTACACCTTGGGGGATTTCTCCTGTTTCAAGTGTAGCACGTATAGATTCTGATCTACTTTGTTCAAACACAGTAATGTTTTTATTGTACTCTTGTAGAGCTACTGCATATGCTTCATCTTGACCGCCAAAATCTTCTTGTAGCGGATACGAAGGTTTCGTTAATCCAGTAGCTTGAGCAAATGATTCTTCAAACATATATTCTTCATGTTTAATAATCATTCCGAAAATTTTACATAGACCATATGTAAACATTGCCTTAGCTTTCTTTTCAGCAGTGGCAGCTACACGTCCATATAAAGTTTTAATTTCATAAGCAGTAGACGCTGTTCCAAAGTCAATATCATCTACACCTCCTAATGCTAAGCGGATTTCAGAACGATACTGTTTAACATACATGTTCTGATCACCTGAAACGCTATCAGGTGTCATATAGTTCACCCTGTCGGTTGGCTCAAGGTTCGCTATGACACGGGGGACCTTGATTTGACCGTCTAATGGGCTTGGGCCGCCGAAAGGCTGACTTACCCTAGTACTAGGTCTATCTGCGGAAGAGAAGCCCGCCATAGAGCTGATAGTAGGTCTCATAGCATTCTCTTCACCTGACTCGATCAGGTCATGCTTAGGTCTACTAGAAACAAGTGTAGGATTACCAAAGAACTTCATGTTCTTACGAATATTCCGTACAAGCTCATCATGATATAAAATCTGATTTGCTAACCAATTAAATTCCCCATTACCGGTAGCTTCACCTGTACAATCCATATAATTATAAATTTCTATAGCTGGAATAAAACCAAGGCTATTACTCAAAGTCTCTGTATGACCAGGCATGTGCATGATCGGATTTCCCATCTGATTCTCAAATTCAATCTTTTCATTTGAAACTGTCTGCTCAATCTTATCCTTAAATACCTTTAGCCTTATATACTTCTTCTTACCACCTCTACTATTACCCATTGCATAGCTATCAATATTATTTGCCTCACGTACATTAAATGAATAGATCAATTCAACACTTTCAATTTCTCCATTTTGTGTGCGAAATGCTCTATAGCTATCTTTAGGGAAATATAGAATCTGATAACTTTCTCCTGAAGGTCTGAAATAAAAAAGACCCTGACCATCACACAAAAAATAATCGACAATACTCTCTAATTTCATATCAAGCATGTTATGTTCACATACTTGTGCTATAAACTCCCGACGCATTCCATATGAATCTTGATCTGCATAAAATTCAACTCCTCGTCTCAACATAAACATACGCATTTGTGCTAAATGCGAGGACACAATCATAGTGTCTACAGCTTGGTCTCCACGACGCTCTTTAGCAGCTGATAATATCTGCTGGAATTGAGTTTCAACGATGCTATTGTTATTCATTTACCTATTATTTATATGTACTTAGTCTAACCTTTATTCGTCTTCATCTTCGCCTGGAGCTTTACGGTTAGTTTGGAAATTCCACTGAGGAGTCTGCCAATTACCTTGATCACCATAAACATCTGAATTTGCTTCATATGCTCTAGCTCCAAAATAACCTTCTCGTTTTCCAATATGATCATTTAGTCCACTTACTGACCAAGGCTGACGATCCTGAGCTTGACTTATTCCACCAGCCGCTGCCCTAGCACCGAACCCTTGGTTCATTAAACCGCCCTGTTGTATTTGATTTATATATGCACTGCCGAGCATATGATTATCCATCTTTCCATCTAAGTTATTACCATAAATAGTTTGGATGTTATTCACATTATTGTAATTACCTGATACTGATTGATTAACTTCTTGATTGGCATTGGTATTCCAGCTATCTGAAATCTCTGAATCATATTGATTGTTTGAATTAATTGCAGTATCCGAGTTGTCAGTATAGTCATATGTATTATGAGAATCCTTTGTTATATCCGTTCTACTGTCTATGCTTGTATTTCCTACATTGCGCTTACTAGTGTCTATGCTTGTATTTCCTGAATTACGCTTGTCTATGCTTGTATTACCTGAATTTCGATTATCAGTATTTACATTAAACGAATCAGTTGTATTTCCTGAATTCCTGTTATCAGTACGAGCATCCAAATTGAAATCTAGATCAGTATTGTATGAATCTGTAGTGTCTCCCATATCTGTATTGTATGAATCCGTTGCACCTTCCAT